CTAAAGCATCTAAATCAAAATCAACCTCTACTGCTTCCAAGTTTAAAGTTAAACCAAAGATCCGCAGAAAAGGAGTAGTAGCAAAAACTAAAGCTTCAAAGTTAAAGTCTAGTAAAAACTACTTAAAGAAATCACGAGGTCAGGGGTAAGCAATTACCCCTTGCTTTTTTTTATTAATCTTGTATATTTGTATAACTAGCTTATTTCCAAGCACTTATTAACATACTAAGTTAATAACATTAATCATTAAAACATGTTAAGAAGCAATCTTTTTAAGAGATTTGGTCAATCAGGTATGAAAGAACCTGTAGACAAAATATCTGGAGCAGGTCTAGAACCTATTCAGGATTATCCTACTGTAGAAGAATTAGCTAGTAAAGTTAAGCCTATCACTAAAGAGATGATGGGAATAGGTATTCCTAAGACAGAAGAAGAGTACGAAGAGAAGAATGGAAATTTAGAAATATCTCCTACTAGAAAATCTTCTATTGCCCCTATTACAGAACGTCAAGGTATAGGAGATAGAATGGCTAATAATATCTTAAATCAAGAACAAACCTTAGATGCAGGAGAATACTTTACTACTACACCAGAAAGTATCCAAGAAGCTCAAGATATAAGTAATGAAGTTGCTTCTCAGTATAATCCTAAAACAAAGAAGAAACTTCCTAAGTTGGGAGAAGACTTTGGGGATGCTTTAACTCTTGGATTACTTGGAGTAGATGCAGCTCTTACATATAACCAGGACCTAGAGAATCAACGTAAATTAACTGAATCAATTCAACAAAGAAACTCTAAGCCTCTTTATGACTATAACTTTATGTATGGTCGTACTACTAGTGGCGGAACAGAGTATCAACCTACAATTAAAGCCGAAATGGGTGCAAAAATAAATAAACGTTATGCTAGTGAAGGCATGAACGATGTAGAGATTGAGGGAGGAGAGTTTATCCAACTTCCTAACTTTGAAACAGAAATGGCTGAAGGACCCTCTCATGAGAACGGAGGTATTCCTACAAACCTTCCTGATGAAACTCGTGTCTACTCTAACAACTTAAAGCCAGAAGGTTCTAAGAAGACCTTTGCTCAGATTGCTAAAAACTACGATATTACTTCTTATAAGAAAACCTTAGAGAATCCTTTTGCAAAACAAGTAGATAAGGATACTGCAGGTCTTATGATGCAACGTAATCAAAAGATTCTAGATCAACTATTCAGAGATCAACAGATTATGAATGGTAACTCTAATGGAGAAGTAGAAGCTAAGAATGGGGCAGGTATTAATAACCCAGGATTTAAAGCATTGCCTGGTTATGTACAAGCAAAGATTACTGCTAATATGGCTAATGGAGGTAATCCTCCTTCTAAAGCAGGCATTCCAAAAAACTTACAAGAGTATGTAAACTGGGATCCTCAAGCAGGTGGAGGTAAAGGTGCTTGGAGATTAGAAGTTCCTGAAGGTTTACCTTCTTCTAAGTTAAGAGAGATTGCAGCAGCAGCAAACACCCAAGGATATAAAAACCTAGTTCAAACAGCTAACCCTCGTTTAAAGGGTCAGGTATCTCCTGGCTATGAAGGATATTATGCAGGATTAACTCCTCAAGATTACGAGAGAAGGCTAGTAGAAGAAGAGTTGGGTATGGAAGAAGCTGCCAAGTTAGACGAGTTAGGAATGCGTAAAAAAGCATTCGAGTTAATAGGTATTAATCCTAATGATTATAATATAGAAGATCCTAAAGGTTTATATAATAGTAAAGACTTTAGAGAAAAGTTCTATAAAGGATTTACAAAGTATCTACCTGAAGCTCAATTTCGTCCAGATTTAAAAGATGATTTTAAGTTTGGCTTTGAGCATTACGATGCTATCAAAAAGAAGACTCCTCCTACTACTCCAGAAACCCCTCCAGGAAAAGGTACTCCTCCTAATACTCCTACTTATAGTGTTCCTCCAGGAAGCAATATAGGACAATATATTCGTGGACAGTTTCCTTTGTATCAAGCTATTCCAGAAGCTATGGGATTAGCTCAAGCACAAGAAATTTATTCTTATGCTATTCCTGAAGTAGATGCTCCTTACGTACGTCCTCAGACATTAAACATTCAGAGTGAGTTACAGGATATTGATAACATGGGTTCAGCAAGTGTAAGAGCAGGAGCAAATCCTTTAGATGTTTATATTGCAGGATTAGATGCTAAGCAAAAAGCTTTCCAGACTAAACAAAATTATGACGTTCAGTCTCGTGCTGCTACTGATCAAGCTAATGCAGAGATGGCTTTTAGAGCCGACATTACAAATGCACAAGCATTTGATAAAGTATATAATGATCTTATTGGTTCTGCAAGAGATGCACAGTCAGGAGAGAAGATGGCAGCTATGGCTAGCTTAACAAATAAAAGAGGTATGTTTGATCAAGAAGAGAATCTTAAGGACGCATTTATCTCAAACTTAATTAGTAACTTTGATGTAGACTCTACAGGTAAATTTGTTTTAAAACCTGCAGGTAATTTCTCTTATAGTACACCCCCAGCTACAGCTAAAAAGGGTATGTATAAAAAATCTAAAAAATAAAAACTATGCCAATAGGAGCAAGACATACAAAATTTGAGTATCCCGAATACATCTCTCCTTTTCCAGCAGATGAGTTAATTAAACTTGCTGTTAAGAAACAAGAGATGTATGATGAAGGTAGAAGCTTAGTACAAAAGCAGATAGATACCTATGGTCAAATTCGTAATCAACTAGTAAAAGATCAAGACAAAGAATACTTTGACAAATCCATGAGTGGATTAGTTAAAGCAATTAATCAAAGTGCAGGTTTAGATTTCTCAAATAAATCTAACGTACAGGCTGTTCTTGGTATAGGCAAACCTTTTGAAAGTGATTCTAACTTAATCAATGCTGTAAACTCTTCTAAGAATTATACTAAAATGATGGAAGACTACAAGAAGTTAGATCCTAAACTTAAGTCTCCATCAAATGATCATGCTTATTTTAAAGGCATTAAGTCTTGGATGGATAATCCTAACGTAGGTGCTCAATTAGGATACTCTCAGTATAAGCCATATGCAGAGGGTGTAGTTAAGAAATGGGGAGAGCTAGAAAAAGAACTTAAACCTAATATTGAAACTGTCTACGAAGAGTCCGAAAACGGACGTTGGATTACAAAACAAAAAATTTCAGGAGTAGACCAAGAGCGTTTTATGAAAGCTTATATGGCTTCTTTAACTCCCCAAGAGATGGAACAACTTCAAATGGATGCTTCTTACAACCTAGATGTTAAAGGTAAAGAAAATGTATTTGAAAAATGGCAACAGTCTCAACAAAGTAACTTGAGTGCTTACAATAGACAGGTTGAAGAACTTGAAGGTAAGAGACAACAAGCTGTAAGTAAGTTAGGAGAGAATGATCCTACGACTCTTAAGTTAGATGCTGAAATTAAGAAAGTTAAGATGTTCAGAGATGCTACTGCAGATAAAGCAAGCAAAACTCTAGAGACAATTAACGATGCTGAATTAGTATCTTATTTGATTGATGACCAAGTATTTAATGCTGCAGAAGGTTACGCTTACCAACAGGTAGAAAGTGATCTTAACGAAAACAAATACACATTAGAAGCATATAAGAGTTCTTTAAGTATAGGAGAGTATCAAGCTAAAGCTCAAGTAGATATTCAGAAAGCAGCCCTATTAGATCAAATGGGATTGAGTAGTTCTGCTGATGGATCATCTAGCAAGAAGCAAGGAACACCTGTAGGATTTACAACTGCAAAGGAGAGCGATTTAAATCCAGAAAACTTTAATGTATATCAAGACTTTAGTACGATGCAGAATCTTAGTGCTGAAGACAACAGAGTTCTTAATGAAGGTATAAGTAATTTAGGAGGATACAAATTATCACCAGATGGGAAAACCTTAGTTGCAAACTATACTACAAATAAAGACGGTAGTATAAAAAGAAATTCTACTGTTGCAGATGTTTTAAAGATAGCACAGGCTGAAAATGATGTTGATACTCCAGGTACTACAAAGTTAGATATAGTATTAGGTAAGAATAGAGAATTGTATCTACATAAACTTAAAGGTCTACTTATGAATCTATCAGGGGAAGATGTTAGTCCAGAACAAACTATTCAATACACTGTTTCAGATGGGACTAAAAACTATATTCGTAAACAAAGAGTTAAAGACTTTTTAAACGAAAATGCAAGTGCTATCTTACCTCACATTAATCAAATTGGTAAACCTACCAAATAATAATATAAATACTTATGCCATCTGGTAATCTTGGATTTAATCCCTTCTATGGAACAAAAGACTTAACTGTAGCTGCAGATAGACAACTTAATTCTGAAAGAGGTTTACAGTCTTTTGACACTACATTACGCAAAGGTGCTATTGCTGATCAAAACTATCAGAATAAATTAGTAGAAGAGAACAGAAACTTAAAATTAAATTCTTTAAAGAGTCTGTATATGCAGGCTTATGATAATCCAAGTTTAGCAGAAAAGTCTGCTGCTTCAATGTTTAGTCGTATAGAGGGAGCAAAAGATAAAAATTCTATTAATGTTATTCATCAAGAGCTAGACTCAATCAGAGAAAAAGCAGAAGATAATAAGTATTTGTTTGACGCTGCAGAGTTAGGAGACTCGTTACTTAACTGGTATGGCAGAACTCGTGGTGTAGTTGAGGGTAAAGATAAATTACTTAAGTCAAAAAATATAGATTTAAATGAGTCTACTAAATGGTTAACACCGTCTGATCTAGTTACTAATATTAAATCTCATATAAATGAGGTTGATTACAAATCTTTTGGTGTTAATCTTTTAAATAGTTACGGGAGTCCAGATGAGTTAAATAAAAAGCTAAAACAAAGTCTAGCTTCTCCTGTTGCTCAGAATGCTTTTGATGACTTATTAACGACTAAGTTACAAGATAATTTTATCACAAGAGGGAATGACTTCTATCGAGAAGGACCAGAAGCTAAGCAGTTTCAACAACAAGCTTTAAATTCACTTAAAAATCCTGATGACCTTTCTAAGAAATACTTTAAATATGATTTAGAAAATGAAACTATTGGCTCTTTACGCTCTGCAATTAGTTCAAAACTTACAGAACTTATAGTCTCTCCTAAATCAAAAGATGAATCAGTAAACAAAGAGAATGATCGTTTAATTAATTCTTATAGACAGTCTCTAGAGTTATTAGACAAACGCCAGAAAGAGAACGCTAAGATTTATGGAGTCAATAAATACGAACCTGATTATGAAAGATTAGGAGGAAAAGGCAGAGGAGGAACTGCAAATTCTTTACTTTCAGGGGTAGTAGATTTATCAAATGCCTTTAGTAGTAGGAGTGACTTTGAGGGAACCATTCGTAAGAAAGCATTGTATGCTCCTGAAGTAATTTCTTATACATCTGATGGTAAGCCAGTAATGTCTAATCAGTTTATGTATGAGAAAGAAGATGGTTCTACTGGTTTTAATTTTGGAGCAATACCTGAGGCAGGTGCTGCTATGATAAGTCAAATGTTACCTATCCTTTCTGTGGGATCTTTAGTAGGAGGAGTAGTAGGGGGAGCTGCAAAAAGTTTTGATGCAGCTGCTAAGTTGGCAGAAGGATATTCTACCCTAAATAAAGTATCTGCATTCGGTACAGAACTTCGAATGGCTGATAGACTTTCTACTTTTGCAACAGTTACTGCTGGTACCTTACCTACAATGATTGCAGAAGAAAAAAAGTGGGGAGGTAACTATTTTAAAAGAGCACTAGCTAAAGCAGCAGTAGAAGGTTTGACTGAGGGTATTGGATTTCCTGACGTTGGAGCTTTAAAGTTTAAACCTTTTCAAGCAGATCTAGCTACTTCAGCAAAACGAGCAGCAGGAATTGAACTTAAGTTTACGGACAATGCTAGAAACTTCTTCAATTCTGCTGGACAATTTGGAGTTATTGGACTTAAACAAAACGCAGTAGAAGCATTTGAAGAAGAACTTTCATTACTAGGAAATGCTTTTTTAGAGACTACACTGATGCCTGAAGAGTTTGTAGGCAGAGATAAAACAGAGATAACTGGTGAGAGTATGCTTGATACTTTTGTTGAGTCTTTTGCAGCAGGTGCTATCTACTCAGGGTTTACAACTGGATTTCAAGGATATGCCGCAGGTAATAAGTCGCATGTTCAGAATCAAGCAGACTGGGAAGCAGCAAATAATCCAGAGCTATTTAAGGCTAAGTTAAAACAACTTAATGAAAAAGGTAGTATTTCTGACCAACAATATGCTCAAGCTGTACTAGATGTTAATAGGAAGTCAGCTGTTTTAAATGGTTTGTTTGGTTTTGATAGCATTAGAGATGCTAAGACATTGTTAGAAGACAAAGATGAACAGTACAACTATTTTATTAATCATCTAAGAGCTGACGAACTAGTTGATATTAATTACGATGCCCTAACTGACCAAGAGAAACAAATATTTGCAACTAGAAAACTTGCAGATAAAATAGACTCTAAAGGAAGAGCTAGAATGGATGAGATTAGAAAAGAGCTTGTGGGTCTACATAAAGAAGAGTTGAGCGTAGAGAATGATAAAAAAATTAAAGACCTGTCAAAAGAATATTATGCTATCCGAAGAGCTAACATAAAAACAATAAATAAAAAAGATTTAACAGCAGAAGAAGAAAAGTTTTTAAAAGAAAAAGGAATTATAGGTGAGAAAGACTTTGAATATACTCAAGCAGATATTGATGCTGAGTTATCTAAGGTTACTACTGATATTTTAAAGACCCAGAAAAGAATAGAAAAGTATGCTAATTTATCTGAAGAAGAGAAAGCTAAAGTTATTTCTAATGCCTACGATGAAAAAATAGCTAGTCTTGATCAGATTACAGATCCACAAGAACTTATACAATCTAGAGTAAATGTACAAAGAGACCTAGATTACCTTAAACTTAAAGGGAACTATAAGGATAAAGCACAGATTGCAAACAGAGAACGTTTGCTAGATGCTTATGGAGAAAGATTTGATCAACTTACAAATCAAAGGGACGAATCTGGAAGAAACTTTTTAGAACAGTCTATAGAGAATATAGACTATGATACCTTAGAAAATACTTTGGATCTTTACGGTATTACTAAACTTCGTAATCAGATAGAAGATAATTCTGATTTTATTAATCAGGAGATGGCACTTACGGCAGACGAAAACTTAGCTGCAAGTCAAGTACGGATTCTAGAAAAACTTCTTACTGCTACTCCAGAAGAACGCCAATCAGCATTAGCTGTTTTCTTAGACAATGTTGCACCTAAAAATGCAATGTATGCTTACAATGTAGAAGCTTTAAATAAGCAATTTCCCGGTATAAAATTTACTGTAGAAGAGTTGGATACAGCCAGAGAAGCTTTAATTCAAAGAAGAGCGGAAATGAAAGCACAGGAAATTTCTGGTCAACCTGTAACTGAAGAAGGATTAACTGACGAAGAAAATGCAGATGTAGAAGAATTTTCTTCAATGGTTAATACTGCAAGTACTCCTTCTACTCCTTCTACTACTTCTACTCCTGCCCAACCTATAGATGAGTCGGGTAAATCTCAAACTAAATTAACTTTTAAAGAGGGGTATACTAAGCAAGTAAGCGACTATAAGAAAAAGTATCCCACAGATTATATAAATAAATTTAAAGAATTTTTAGTTAATATAGTAGCAAGAAAGTTCGGTAGAGGAACAAGAGACTTTGACTACATTGTTGGTCTTGTAAATAGTCTCTTTAACAAGAGTATTACTATTTCTCAGTTTGAACAAAGTATGGCTAGTATGGCTGATATCATATCTAAAGATATTGCAGCTAGAAAAAGAAATAAAACAAACTCTGATACAGCAGAAAATAAACTTGCTTCATTGAACGCTGTATCATACTTTGCTAAGAGATTTGTACGAGAAGAGTTACCCACTACCGCTGCTTCTGCACCTATAGTAGCTGCTACACCTGTAGCAAATCCTTTGCCAGCAAATCTAAATACAGAAACTAAAAATAAAGCTTTAGATGCCCAACTTGCTAGAAGAGAAGCAAGATTATTAGAATTAAATTCTCCCTTAAGAACTGCAGCAATAGAGTTTGACAGTAAAGATATACGAAGAACAGATCCTGCAGAAGTAAGAAATGCTAAAGCAATTGAGTCACTTGGTGGTCCAGGTGCTCAAATTAGAATACAGAGTAGAAAAGGAACAGCAATGGTATTCCTAGCTATGAAGTATCCCGATAAAACAGAAGAGCAAATAGATGAAGATTTTCGTAGAATAGAGTCAATTTTTGAGAATAACTCTATGACTATAGAACAATGGAATGCTTTAACTAGGGAACAACAAGATGCTATATTAGCCCCAATGCACGAGCTCCTAGGAGAAGAATACTTTGATAGGTCTACCTTGGGATACTTTATAGTTAACAAAGGAGATGGATTCACAGTTAACTCTGCTGTTATGCTTACTGCTCCTAATCAAGAAGAAGGTTCTTTATCTTTATTTGATGGGTATCCTCTACAATTAAACTTAACCAAACTTGTCTCTAAGGGTAAAGATGTAGTTTTCCCAGAAGAACATAGTAAGACTTTACAGGATGTAAAAAGGCTAAGGACATTCTTAACTGAAAATCCTTATTCTTTTGTTGATACAGAGTTTAGTGTGTCTGAAGGAGTATTACCTAAATCTGCTAGTCAAAAGAAAGCAGCTGAGATAGAAAACGAAACCATTGCACAATCTAATTCTAGTGACTTTGAAATTGCAGACTCAGAAGGTCAAGAAATTTTTGGTAAGACTTTTAAGTTTAACTTAGGTCGTATATACTTCAATAACAATGGTAATCCCGTTATTCTAGGCAATACTAATATACAAGAACAAGAGGCAGAAGCAATAGCAGAAATGATATTCTCTGAAACAATTCCTAGTGACTTTGTAGATCAGGCTGGATTAGAAAAATACTTGTTTAGTCTTATTAACATTATAGATAAGAAAAATCGGGTACATTTTTTTCCTAACAATAATTATCCAAGTAAGTCTGAAGTAGTAGAGTATCCACTTACTGTTGTTCAGACTATTTATGTAAATGATAAACCTGTCAATAAAATTTTGACTAAAGAGGAGTTCTTAGATTTCTTAAAGAAAAGTTTTTACAAAGCAGACCGTACTTTATTACAGAATGGAGATCCTATGATACGAGTATCTTTGGTCGATGGTAAAGTAGTAACAACTAAACAATCTTATTCTGACTATCTAAAAGATACACATACTTTCCCTGTGACAGCTGGAGGAGAACTTATTACACCAATAAATAAAGTAGTTTATCCTGATCAAAAAGAATTTGAGAAAAAAGTACTTGAAGTTCTTCCTAAAACTCAGCCCACTCCTCCTCAAGTACAACCAAGTGTATCGAGTCCTAGTGTTTCTACTAGTACAAATCAACCTGAGGCAGTAGATCTTCACCTAGTACAACATGCAAAACTTAAAGAAGTAGTAGAAAAAAATCCAATACTTAACAGTTTATTTAAAGGTGCTTATGACAATCTTACTCCAGAGTTATACGATCAACTGGTACAATTTATCTATGATAATCCAGGCAAAGTGACCTACAACTCTATAGAGTACACAGACTCTAGTAAAAGTGCTTACGGAATTGTTCCTTATACAACTGATAGTAATCCTATATTTATTTTTGTAGGCATACAATTACCAGGTAGAGAGAAGCCTTTTCCTCTAGTGATGTTAAGCAACGATGATTTAGAAGTAAGAGGAATAGATAAGAAGTCTATTCAATTGACTATGCCTAAACAAAATACTTCTCCAGTTATTCCCACAACCCTTCCTCAACAACCGATAGATACTACTCCTGCTCCTGCTGAACCTGCAACTACTTCTAAACAATCTTTAATAGATAGACTTAATAGCGAAAACATAGGGCAGATGTTTGATCAAGATGATATAGACCAAGCACAAAAAGCAAAAGAAGATTGTGCTGGATTAGATCGTGCTAAACAATTAAAAGAGATAAAAAAGAAACCTAAGTTGTAATTTTAGAGTATCTTAGTGTTACGTATTATATTTGTTAAAACTAATTATAAAATAAAACTAGAATGATTTGCCCTAATCTAAGTGACCCTAATATTCGTGCAGAGTTTAACTCTTTAAAGAATGTTGTAGGAGAAGACTTTGCTTACTTTCTTTGGAATAGAAACCAAGGTAATCCCTTGAGTAAAAAGACTATTATAAAAAATAAAAAAGAAGTTGTCGTAGATAATTCTATTTATAATAACTTTTTATCTCAGTATCAGGGTAATGAAGCTAAGGCTATCTTTGCAGTAGCTGTTACATTTAGTAACAAGTTTAAGAAACAATATCCAGGATTTGATGGACTCAACTCTTTTATACAGTCTAAAGTTGTTCATTCCTACATTACAAAAAACGGAGGAGACTTAGATGCTTTGGCTGCTAAGATTATTGCTAAAGTAAATCAAGGATTCAAGGCAGAAAGATTTAGGCCAGAGGAACTTCAAGAAGTGAGCAGAGAGATGCTACAAAACATCTCAGACGATGTAGATAAAACTATTGATAAGCCAACAGGTCGCCAACTATTAGATGCTTATATATGGTTTTCACAATCACCTTTATCTAACTATGTAGGTTTTGCTAACTTAAGTAATATTGTTAATCAGAAAGCTTTTGCTCAATGGACAAAAGATGCAATTACCTTGTATCAAGGTTCAGACTCTTCTGACTTGTATCATGAGTCTTTTCATGAATTTACACAAAGATTCTTAACTAAAGCAGAGAAAGCGGCTTTGTACGAATTAGTACGTTCTAGACCTGGCAATATTAACTTAGGAGGAATAGAAATTCCACATTATTCTCTTACTAATAGACAAATAGAAGAGGTATTAGCGGAGTCCTTTCGAACCTACTCTTTAAACAGGAGCCAAGAACTTTCTCCTGAAGAGCAAGCAATACTTGCAGCATCGGAGGAAGAGACTTTAGAACAACCAGTAAGAAATTTGTTCCAACGTATAATGGACTTCTTACGTAATTTATTTACTAAGAAGACTAGTATTACTCCTGAAGGACAGATCGTTGAAGAGAAGGCCCCTATAGATGAATTATTTGAGAAGCTGTATAGAGGCAATCTCTCAGAGTATAAACCTTCCGACTTAAATATAGAACATAATAAACTTAATAGAACTAAGGAGTTTACTTTAGAAGTAGTTACAAGTGCAGGGGAAAAAGTATCCATCGAGTACACTTCTGTTGAGGGTGCTGAGATTCTTAGTGCTATTGACTATTACTTTAATGCAGCAGTAGATAGAATGGGGATTAATGCCTCATTCTTTAATAACTCTAAACTAAAGACCCAATTACTACCTAAAATTTATGACCAGGTAAAGACTTCTTTAGAGGCTGCTATTGAAAACTATGAGTCTCAATTAGAGACTGCAGATCCTGCTACTGCAGAAATCCTTGAAGAACGTATTAATTCTCTTAAGCCCTTAGTCTACAGTAAAGATGGACAAGATAAGTGGGCTGAAACAGTAGAGTATCATAAAGGATTTTCTAAGGGAAACATACTTAAAACAAAAGAAGGAGATGATACCAAAGACATAGATTCTGTATTAGATGAGGTAGCTGAAGAAGACCGTAGTAGAAACGAGTACGCTTCAAAGTCAGCTGAGATGATCAATCCTATTGATCTTGCTTCTCCTGAGATACTAGAACTTATTAAAACTCTTCCCGACATTAAAAGGAATGAATTAGGAGAAGAGGTTCAACAAGTGGGAAGTATTTTAGGTCTACCACAAGTAGGAGACTACCTAACCAATAAAAACTTAATTCTAAATACTGTAAGCGGTATTAAGAGTTATAGTGAGGCAATCCAAGCTTTAGTAGAAAAAGCAGATTTGTCTCCTCAACTTTTCTATTTTGTACAAAGGATGCCCAAAACTACTGGTACATTGAGTATAGAAGAGGAAGCATTAAAAGCTGGATTTCTACAGTTTGCTTCTATGCCTACAGTAGTTCCTTTAAATATCAGATCTACAGTAGAAGATACTCCTGGAAAGAAACCAGTTTTAAAGACTAGTGTGTTTGTTGAGAATACATTGTCTCTAAATAACTTAATGGAATACTTTGATCAAGACTTTATTGAAAATTCTAGTAGAAAATATAGAAACGTAGATGTAAATAGTATCAATGTTCCTACCTTTAGTGTTAAGTCTGTATTAGCTGATTATGTAGGACTGGCTCCTTTTGTTGCTCAAGATGCTTTTAGGTTTTTTAAGGATGTATTTGGCGTAGATTTATATGGAGGAGTATCCCCATCACTCATGTTTGATAGAAAAGGTAACTTCATTCCAAGTTCAAATCTAAGAATTACACCTATCGGACTTAAAAATATTCTTACGATTGCTAAACTATCAGTCAATAAGATGATATTAATGGATCAAATTGCTCGGTCTGGCAATCTAGATTTAATTGGATTAACTCCGCAGACAACTTCTCTTCCTTTAAGTACGTGGACTACAGATATTTCTAGTAAACTTCAAAAAGCTATTAACGCTCTTAAAGATAATGACCCTGTTAAAGTGTTGTATAAACAAAGATTTGGTTCTATTACAACATTTAAAAACGAGAGAAGAAACTTCTTTAACACAATAGAATCTTTTTATAACTTATCTAATTCCGCTTCTTATCTTAATTTAGAGAAGAATTTAGAATGGTCTATCAGAGAATGGAATCATATGATAGATACCGTAGAAGATTTAAATAAGGTAAAGAACTTATCTCAACTTAAAGGACACTTAAGTCCAGAGACAAATAACTTTATTAAGTACAGTGCTTGGGGTAAAAAGATGTTTGACTTCAATGGAGATCGTAAGAAAAACTTAGCAGGAGAAGACGTTTCTATAGAAGTATTAAACTTTTCTGGTATGCAGACTGGTATTTTTGATGGTAAGAAAACAACAAATCTCAGTGCAGACTCTAAGTTAGTTCAGGACTTTTTAGGATTTTTAAAAGATCGTACCTTTGAAAATATAAGAGCAGGAGCTAAAAACAGTGCTTTTGCTACTAGAATAAATGGAAACTTAGCAGATAGAACGTATCACAAGTTTGAGGACTTTATTGTGATGAATAAGACAGTCCTTGCTTCTTCTGTACAGTCACAGTTTACAGACTATTTAAAGTTTGAAGTCTCCCGTATGTATGATGATAGGGCTAAGTCTACTCCAAAAGAAGTACGTGGTTCAGAATTTATTATACTTCAAGATATTCTTTCTCCCCAATTACAAGATGAGCTTAAGAATCTTGTGGCAGTAGCTGAGTCTAAAGAATCATTAATAGAGGCAGTTAGTCAGTTGTATAGTGGTGGAAGAGATACTCGTTATGGCGAGTTTAAAGATTCTCTTACTCAATACTTTCAAGAACAATTAAGAGTTTTTAAAGCTGCTTTAACTGAAAGTATTGCAGATGGTAAGAAAGCAAATTTTGTAAAGAAGTTTAATCAAACATTTACTGAAGAGGGTGATGCTAGAAGTGAGTCACAAATTGATGCGATTATTCTAGCTTATATTACCAACTACTATACTCATCAGATAGAATATATGCATATGTTAGTGGGAGATCCTTCTAACTTTAATGCAAAAGGAGGAAACTGGAGGGAAGTATTTAAACGTTTAGGTGGTAGTATTTCTCCAGGGAAACAACCACACTTAGATGATCAGACTTTATTATCTTGGAATTCTGAGCCTAAGTATGCAAGATTACTTGAACAACAAGTTAAAGGTAGAGGCAAGTCTAGAGAGTACGATGATAATTTTAAATATATTCAATTTAAAGATATTAAATCGTTTACTAAGTCTCAGGAAGATGTTTTAAGAAAACAAATCGAAGATGGATTTGTAGATTGGAAACTAAGTTTACTTCCTAAGAATGCATCAAAGGCAAAGAAAGCAGAAGTTATACTAACCGCAAAAGAAGAGATTAAAACTAACCTTGATGATATGTTTGCTCAGGACAAAGAGTCCGATGCTCAAGCGTATGCAAACTTAGACTTTATTCGTTTCTATCTTAACTCGATAGATGAGTGGTCTTCAGAACTTGAAGAAGCCTACAATCATGAAGTTAAAGTATTAGAAGCAATCAAAGCTTATAGGGCTAATAAAGGTACCAAACAATCAGTATTAGATTTAATAGAGCAATCAAATAAAGGTATCCTAACTTCTTTAAAATTAGGTTACTATGGTTCTCCTTTAGAGAATACTAAGTATGTAACTTTAGGTAAATACTCCGTATTTAATCTATTACCATCTGCAGTATTTAATACTGACTTAGAATCTTTTATGTTTGATATGTTTGAAAAGGGTGTGGACTTTGCAACTTTTGATTCTGGAAACAAGATGTCTACTCCAGCAGAGTCAATTCCTTTCTACAAAGAAGACGATGTATTGTCTATCAACAATATTCCTACAAAAAGTATTCTTACCTATCCTATAAGTGGACTACGTAGACAACAGTATATAGCACCTAAGTTTAAAAATGAGGCAACTCTTTCTACTCAGATGGTTAAGTTGTTGTTTGGGGATTTCTATATTAATGGAGAGATTAATCCAGCATTTGCACAGATCCAAGATAAAATGGACTCCTTACAACAAGAGTTTATTAACATGGTTCAGAATGTCGTAAATGCGGAGAAAGCCAAAATCTATACTCAAATAGAAGCAGAGGTAGACGAAAATGGTGTCATAGAAACCTTCTCTATTCCTGCCTTTAAACGGTGGTTATTCAAAGAATTCGACAAAAAAGATATTCCAAACTCGGTATATGTCTACATTGACTCTCTTGATGAGAATGAGTTTATTAGATCTATTGATGGATCCTCTAGAAGAGACTTGGTAGAAAGTGTGATTAGTTCAGCTTTATCTAAGCGTGTACTTAAGCCAAAGATGTTTGGAGAAGCCTATATTCAATTAGCTTCTTCTGGATTTAATCAGTTAGGAACAAGATTCAAAAAACCTAGTAAGGAAGATGTTAGTAAATACGGAACTTCAGGATTAAGAGACTATAGAGTAGAGAATGGTAAAACCCAACCTGCTGATATTAAGATTGCTTTTAATCCTAAAAAACATTCACCTTTATTAAACTTAGAGTTTAATGGTCAGAGGATAGCAACTCTTGCTAGGTTAAATGAGGCACTTTTAGATGACAACTGGGTAGAACTTCATTCAGAAAAAATTACTATGGCAGGTGTACGTATTCCCGTACAAGGATTTAACTCTATGGAATACTTTAGAATAAGACAGTTCTTACCTACAAGTGCTGGTCCTGTTATTATAGTACCTCCTTCAATTGTTACTAAGTCTGGATCTGACTTTGATATAGATAAGTTGTTTATGTATGAGCCTATGTTAGACTCTGAAGGTAATATAATAGATGATTCTATTGTAGACTCTGCAGACTTTACAAAGAACATGCTTAGCAACATAAGAGAGCGAGTTGTCAATCTACAAAATAAGAGAGAGATTAAAGAACTCTTAAACAATACAGGTGCTTACATTGTAAAAGGATTGTATGAGAAAGATATTAAAAACTTAAAAGGTGTATTGTATGACTTATCTACTAGAAAAGCTTCTTATGATGATGAATTAGTAGAGGGTGCACACCTACGTATTAAACTATTAATTGCACGTATAGAACATCTATTAAAAGAAAATCCTTCATTGGCTGATACTTTGGCTAAGTTAAAAGAGATAAACAAAGACTTAGATACATTGCAAGGCTATACTCCAAACAATATTAAAAATGTATCTTCTAATAGAATGATTAAAGTTATCTCTGGTGTACTATCTGAACCTGCTCTATTCTCTAGATTTACAAAACCTAATTCTAATAAAATCTTACCAGAGATAGCTGCTAAATACTTAGCATTACGAAATAAAGGAGGTAAGATTAGCTCTACGGATATTTTTTCTCCATTAACTTCAGTTGCTTTGTTTAAAGAAAATACTTTAGGTAAGAAGTCTTTGGGTGTTGATGCTAAGATGAATGCACTACATAAACTTTTCCAACAAGTAGGATTAAGATTTAACGCAGGTAACATAACAAATAACTATAGAATGAAAGCAAACAGAACAACGTCTGGAGAAATCATTCTAGGAGGATATATAGATGCTAACAATGAAAATCTGATATCTGATGTAATCAACGAGTTTATTAATGGTCACGTAGATATCGAGAAAGAAGACTGGATTAATTACTTTAATGGTGATAATGTTCGGACTCCTCTTATTCTACAAATGGTTTTAAATGGTACTCCAGTTAAGGATGCTATTCTTCTAGTGAATCAACCTATCATTCAACATTTCTTAAGAGAGAATTTTGTTGGACATATAGGAAGAACACTTGGATCAAAGTCTAAATCTGAAAAACAATACGTAATCGAGGCTTTAAAAGTACTTGGAGTACCGGCTGTTATGGAGGAAATTCAAACTCCTAAAGGAAAAAAATCAGTTATTAACTTACAAGATACGGTAACAATGTTACTTGAAGACGATTACTTTAAGAGACATATAGAACGTTTTAATGAAACTGATTATCCGCCTTATGTAGAAAATAGTAGGAAAGCGTACGATATTATCTTAGAAGAAGCTAAAACTGGGAACATAGAAGCTCAATCTAAGTTGGCTGCACAGGTTGCTTTCTTAACGCAGTATCTTGCTGTAAAGGACCAACAAGATGTACTATATGACTTAACTTCTAACATAGACTTTAATACAAATAACTACAGAAATATTACAGACTTTTTCTCTGTAGCCTATGGTGTTAACTCAGCTTCCAATTATTTTAATAGTGAAGCAGTCGAAAAAATTCTTTCTAACAGTGTAGTATCTCCTTTTAATATTGTATCAGAAGCAGTAGAGATATCTAGAGGTGTTTTTGATATTTTAGCATTAGCTCCTGTTCAGGAACAAATACAAAAAATACTGGATGAAAATAAATATTGGAGCAGAGATAGAGAAACTAGAGAGGTTAATAAGATTCTTAATAATTTTATGCATATTCTTATTAGCAGATTTGGAGACGATTATAGTAGAGATTTGTATAATAGATATGGAAGAGATTCTGGATTCTTAGAAAAGGATAAACCCAACAACTTAAAGTCTAAGTTTATTACTTTGTTTAAGGATAGTAGTAAGCCTGAATTGATGCAGTTTGCAAACAAAAATTTATTTTTAGCTAACTTCAATACTATTGATGTAAAAGACTCAAAGATGTTTTATGTAGCTATGAAGACAAATGAGAAAGATCCTGATGCTATAGATGCTATACAAAAAGCATTCATGGATGGATTAAATCATCCTAATCCAGAAGTGTCTCAGTTCTTTACAGATGTCGCTAGTGCTACTATAGTATCACAAGGATTCAATATTCGTTTTAGAAGTATACAACCATATCTTCCTATTAAAGGATATATTGATGTAGCAGCAGGTTTATCTGTTACTTTAAAGGGTTTAAAGTATTCTTATAATAACTCTGACTCTAATGATGAAGAAGCGTTAACTATCTTTACAGAAGGTATTAAGGCAGCTTATATCCAATCTAAACAAAAGGGTCTATCAGAACTAGATAGAGTGTTTCCTAAGTATAAATTTAAGGGAGATGTAGCTGTTGTAGAAGAGGTTGATGAAGATGATGTTCTTCCATTAGAAGAAGGTAATACTTATGATGACCCAGAGTTTGACGATGAAGAAGCTTATAGAAGTCAAGGAATTTTAAATAGTTCTAGAGGTAATAGACCTGTTGACTTAGGAGAATCTACAGGCGTAAATGTTGCACGTAAATCAGGAAAAAGTACTCCACTAAGTTCTACAGATGCAGAAGTGACTAAGTGTAACATAGAAGATTAGATTCTATTTAAAGTTTGATATTTTTAATTAAAGATTATATTTGTAACATACGTAAAAATGAGCAAAGGCTGTATTATACATGTAAATAATCCTATATCAGGAGAAAGACATGCTTCCACTTTAGGATATCTATTAACGCAATTAGATTTAGATAGCGACTATATTGCACAAACTATAGAAGCTATTTATGATAATGTTGGAAGTACTCGTTCTTGGGGACCTCTTAAATCATCTATGACTGCTGCTCATAATCCAGAAGCAGATATAGAACAGTTTTTAGGTTTATCAGGAATTCAACTTCCTCCTAGACAACTTGCTTATGTAAAGGATGTACAAAAATTTTACGAAGAAAGAGACTTAGATATAGAAAAAGAATATAATCTAACTGAGGTACAACAACTTGTATTAGATAATCAACCCTATTCTACTTTTTCATTACAAATAGAACCTGTACAGAGTGAGTTACCTGGTGCACAGAGAACTTACAAATTGACTCCTGCATCAGGAAAAAATGAGTTTAAGTTAATGATGATGGAGGCTTTAGAGTACGAGTTGATTAGAAGTAATTCTGCTTTAGAGTCAGCTAACGTACAACATCTTCAGCCATACTTAGACTTCACTAATCCTGATGTCTTTGATACCGCTACAAAAATTATTAATGATCCTAGTACTCCACAATATCAGAGAGAGATACTTAAAAAACTAATCAGAGTACTTCAAATAGATCCAAATATTAGTATGGACTTTAGAGTAGAGCATACAGGAGTAATGAGGGATCGCAGTGGGGACTATCTTATTAGGCCTGCAACATATGATGCTAGCAATCGTAAACTAAGTTTTAGTCCTATAGCATTAGGTGCTCTAGATATAGATTCTTTTAAGAAGTTGTTTATTCATGAGTTAGTCCACTCTGTTACTGTGCATGCTATGATGTCTCCTAGTAATGCTACTGATAAAAAATTGGTTGAAGGTATAAGAGAGGCCTATCTTTATTATAAGACTAAATATAAAGGACAAGCTCCTGTAGGAGATTATTACGGTTTAGCAGATGAGTTCGAGTTTGTAAGTGAATTCTTAAGTAATCCTGCCTTTAGAGATTCTATAGAAAAAAATGATGTAGAATACGCTAGAAATATTTTTGAAAAGATATGGGACTTCATATTAAGTAAGCTAGGCTTAACTAAGATAGATAAAAAGATTGCTCCAACTCAAGAAGCACTTGATGAATTGTTAGATAATTATTTTGCAGAGGTAGTATTTAATAATAACTTAAATACTAAAAGTAATCCATTAGATAAACAAAAATTTAACTATGAGATGACAACTATGCAAATGGAAGAAGCTAAGGAGTACTTATTAAAGAATTCTGAATTCCAAAAAAATCTTACTAAGTTTCTAGACTCAGACATTATTGACTGGAAAAAGATTTTTATGGAGGCGAATAGTATAAAAATTAATTTGCCTTTGCTATATAAATCAGAAGAGTCTCTACAAAATATATCTATTGGAGAAGCTAAAGAGGCTTTTAGGTCCCTAGTTACATACTTTCATGATACAGCTAAGTATCTTAGATCTTTACAATTATCTATGGATTCTATGTCTGCAAGTGGTATCTATACTCAAGAAGAGATGTTTAGGCAAGCATATCATGCTCGTGAGTTAGGTGAACACTTTAAGCAAGTAATGCGTGAGTATATAGACATTATGGGAGACACTGGTACAGGTACTGTATTAAATACTCAAATAAGAAACATAGAAGCTTTAGCTAACTCGCTTACACAAGACTATTTTAATAAAGCTACCAGAGCTATCGCAGAGAAGTTAGCTAAAGAGATTGCTCCTCAAACAGAATCTATGCGAGCAACTATTGCTCAGAATATAGAACAGTTTCAAAAGTCTTATGAGTCGGCAGTTGCTGTAGGTAATAACACATTAGCCCAGAATCTTAAGAATAAAATAGCAGAGGAAACTAAGAAGTATAATGACTTGGCTACAGAAGAAAATATTGCCAGAGCATTTACTGGCAAATTAAAAGATATTAATTTATTCAGTCTTTATGCAGAATCTGCAGCACTAACAGGTAATATTATTACAGGTACTGTGGGTTCTATGTTAAGTAAAATGTATGACGAAGCTAATGCAGAATCCATTGTACTAGAAAGAAAAATGCGGGGATTAGGAGATAGGCTAGAAAAGATTACAAAGTCTAAAGGGGGTAGGAATCTTACAGGTTTAGATTTTCAAAATACTTTTGGCCCATACATCCGTAAAGTAACAGTTAAAGAAATTAAGAAGGGAGAGATAGTAGAAAGAGAGACTTTAGTTTTTAATACAGAGATGGATGAGATCGCTTATCAAAACGATCGAATCACCCTTATCCATGCTATTCAGCAACTTAAAAACCAAAAAAATCAAACAGATATTATAAAAGAAGAGATAAAGAAGAAAGAAAGAGAGTTAGTTAATCTACAAGAAGAGTTTGAAGAGAAACCTTTTATAGATGAATACTATCGTATTCAATCCTTATTAAGTGATGAAGCAAGAGAGGCTAGAGAAGAAATCATAGAGGAGATGCGTAAGATTCAAGCATCTTCTTTAGACGAAGAGAATAATGAGGATGAATTAGATAAGTTAGAAGACTTAAAGTCTCAGTTAGAACGTTTGGAGGCAGATACCGACATCAACGGTATAGTTAAAGATGAAAAGGGTTTACGTATAGCTGCAAGTATAAGAGAATGGAAAAAAGAGAAAAATGCTGCAGAGTTATACAAATATGAGCTCACAGAAACTAATAAAGCTTTATTCAATGTACAGCTATCAAAAAAGAAAGCTTCTCTGGATAGAGTTAAATTAGAGTATGAAGATGCTGTAGCAACAAAACAACCTGAAGAGGTTATAAATTCTAAAAAAGTTATATTAAATGCAGTTCAAAAAGACTATGATGTTTGGAGAGCCAATAATGCTGTAAGAAAGATTAGTCCACAGTTTTATGAAGAACGTAGAGAGATCTTAGATTCTATTTCTGCTATTCAAGAGAAAGTAGATGTTCCTGGCATGAGAACTGTTTCGGAGATCTGGGATGAGATTTTTAGTCTATTAAAAGGATTTAAAAACAATGATAATCTTTATGATGGATCAAGAATTCCTAACGAGACTGTTACTGTAGAAGAGAATGGTGTCGTTAGAGAAGTAAATATTCCTATACGTATAGCAGAGTTAGAAAAAGAGTTAGAAGAAGTTAAAGAAGCTATTAAAGAGGAGTCTCCTGAACTATCTAGGGAAGATCGTGTAGCTCTTCGTAATTTATATAAAGAGCTTTCTGCAATCCAAGAAAAAGTCTATACACCTGCATATATTGAAGTATATAATACTAAGTTAGCTGAACAAAGAGCCAAACTTTCTGCTCAAAATTCTGCTAAGTATATGGGCGACCAAGATGGTAGTATGTTATCTTCTGATGCTGTAGAGGCATTAAAAAACACTACATGGTATAAGATGAACCATAAAAAGGTTTATAACTATTCTGAGGCTGCAGGTACCTTTATAGAGGAAGATGAACCACTAACCTATTGGATGACGACTGAACCTACAGATAAGTCCTACATTAGTTTTAATGAACCCTCGTTTAGATGGAAAACTATTACTCTTAATCCTGCTTTTAGAAAAGAAACTGTTACTCAGAACAAGAAATCTAAACGAGTATCACTGGATAATACAAAAACTAAGTATATAAATCCAGAGTACGCTAGATTAAGTACTGAAGAAAAACAATTACTTTCTGAAGTGCTTGAGGTGTATAATGAAATGCAAAAAGGGGTTCCTAGAAACCTTAAGAAGGGTTTAGAACTTCCTTCTGTAATGAAAGAAGGCTTTGAAGCTATAGGAAATAAGAAATTCGGTACTATTGGCTCTCAGATAAAAGGCGTAGCTAGTAACATATGGGATAATATGACCTTTAAGAACGATGAAGATATGTCTAGAGACGAAGAAGGTAGTATGATGACAAAGGTTAATAGAAGACTTTTCTTACGTTACAATACTCCTATTGGGGCAGACAAGATGAGTGTAAACTTTATCAATAGTTTAACTATGTACGGTACTGATCTGATTAGGTTTAGAAAAGCTTATGCTAATGCTCCATATTTATATGGTATACAGGATGTTCTTAATGAAAAAATTCCTGGAAGTCGTATTCAAAAGATGGTAAATAACTTATTTGAACGTAAGTTACAAGGTAAGTCTAGAAAGCCTATGATTAATAATAAAGCGGGTAGGGTATTTGAGTGGGCTTTAGATAAGGGGTTGGGTATAGGTGCAGAGTTAGCACTTAGTTTACGTTTACCTTCAAGCATTAAAAACTTTGGAGCTGGTACAATAAACATCTTTGAACAGTTAAAGATTTATGGTGTTAGTCGAAAAGACGTTACGGTAGCGATGGGAAAGAATGCTAAGCATATTGGCGATCTATTTAAATCTTATGTAGAAGATGGTATAGATTCTCCTTATATTCAGAAGATGCGTTACTTCAATATTATGGTTGAAGATCATTTAACTGAATCTGGTAAAAGAGTGTATGTAAGTGATTTAGCTAAAGGAGTTAGAAAATACAATCCTTTGTATATGCTTTCTTTTACTAGGACATTTGGTGAATTTGAAATGCGTAGTGCGGTAGCAGAATCTTTATCTAAACAGTTTATGGTAGAGATGACCGATGGAACATTCAAGTCTATAATGGATGCTTATATTGTAGAAGAGGGTGTTATTAAACCTGATCCAAATATTAAAGACATAGAAGGATTTAGTGGAGTAGAATCTGCATTTAGGCAAAAAGTAAACTCAGTAAATGCTCTTATTCATGGAGCGTATGGTGCAATGGATAAAGGAGAATATAGTAGATATACTCTAGGAAGATTAGTTGGTTACATGAAAGGATGGTTTACCTATCAGTTTATTAGAAGATTTGGAAATAGAAGGATGAACTATGGAGCAGGTATGGAACAACAAGGATACTTTAGAACCATGGTACAGGCTCTTAAGTTAATTATGCAGAACAGATTTTCTTTTGCAGCTGTAGATAGTTTAATGAGTCCTAGAGAAAAAGCAGAAGCTATGGCAGCAGTTTATGATATGCTTGTTTTAAGTGTAAGTACTGCTATTGCAATTGCTTTAAATGCTTTAGTATATTCTGATGATGACGATGAGGAAAATATCTGGGGAGCTTATTTTTTACTTTACAATCTTTTACAAATCGAAGATGAATTAAACACTTTGAATCCTGTCTTTGGAACAGGATCTATTGTCTATTCTCGTATGATGAATAATGTAGACGGTAAGAATATAGGACAGTTTTATTTAGAGAAAAATTTTATTCTTCCTTTACAGGGAGCCTTTGAGTCTATTAAATTAGCTTATCAATTTGTTAACCCATTAGATGATGTAGATATGTTTGATGAGTATATCGAACGTAGTAGAACAGGTAATATTTTAAACCCTAAAAGATATAAGCCTGATCCTGTACTTAACGGACAGATGGAGTTTTTTGCTAGACTAGAAAAAATGTTTGGACTTGCAGTAAGTACAAATTACTTTACTGGACCTGAGTATATCTATAGGAAATATGAAGCTAAAAACCCAAGATGGTTTATATCTACATTAGATTCTGAGATAAAGGGAACGAAAGGAGACATATCTTCTATTAATAAACAAATTAAAGCTATGACTCGTCAGTTAGATTATTTAGATGATGAAGAAACTAAACAATCTTTACAATCACAAATAGATGATCTTCAAAAAGAAAAAGTCCAGCTTAGAGAACAACAGAGAGAGTTGTCTGACTATGAAGAAGGATTAGATAGAAGTTAATAATTCTATCTATTGACTTTATTTTTAATTAATATACTTTTGTAATATCGGACCTAGGTCGGACTTAACAGTCGTAAAGATAAACACTTACAAAATTTATGGAAACACATGACATTCTCAGAGAGCAATCAAAGAAACTTCGTCACATCGAAGGTCAACTTTGTTGCATCAACGCTAGCGTAACTGCGGAAGCAGGTATGAATGGCAGTAAAGTAATCTCAGGCACATCACCAGTTACAGGTACCTTTCAGTACTTTGTTGTTAACGCATCAGCTGTAGTTAGTGCTATCTTGGATCAGAACTCAGCAAGTCTTATGACTAGCTTAGGTCTTTCAGGAGTTACTTTGGCACCAGGAATGAAGATTAGCGTAGCTAAAGGAACAACTATCTCATCTATAACACTTGCTTCAGGCTCTATTATTGCTTACAACGCTTAATTGATGAAGACCCTTTTAGTAGCCGTTACCACAGTATGTGCCTTTTTGGGCACATATTTTTTAAATCTAACTGCAGATAATGCAGAACAATACTTAGCGATTGTTGCTGTTGTATTTGTAGATGGATTCTTTGGTGTGTGGGCAGGTACTAAGAAGATTGGTTTTCAGACAAGAAAAGCAGTTAAAGTACTACAGACCTTGTTTGCTTGGATTATGATTCTTTCTGCTATCTTAATGGTAGAGAAAGGATTTGATGGTACGTTCTGGCTTTCAGAAACATTCTGTGCTCCTTTTATTGTCTTCCAACTTATTAGTGCGCTTAAGAACGCTCACACAGTAGGAGTAATAAATAACGGTGTCTTGTCTCAGATCTTAGAGAAGATAGACCAACACAAATTCAACCACAATAATGAAAAACCTCTCGATTAAACTTAATATTATCTTTTTCTTTATCATTGCTTACTTACTGTTTAAGTATGAGTATGTACAGGAACAAGATACCAATCAAGTAATATCTTTTATAGACTCTATAGATAAACAAAACGATACTTACTTTGAAAAAATCGACTCTCTAGAACATATTAAACACGAAGAGTATTTCCGTTACGAACAAATCACCCTAAAGTATGACACAATTCAGATTGCTATTGACACTATGCCTGATATTGACGGCACAAAATACCTACTCACAATCAGTAGACAGCTTACCCTTAAAGGAGTTGAATGATGAGTTCCTAAAAGGAATTCAAGCACGTGAGAGAGTAGTTAGTCTTAAAAAGATTATCAAGACTGATAGCGTACAATTATCTTTATATAAAGATTCTATCATTCCTAACTACAAAAAAGCTTTAGATACAGCTAAAATAGAGATAGTTCGCCTAGATACTAAGGTAAGATCTCAAGCAGAAACCATTAAAACACTTAAGAATGTTTTGAAAGGTGGTTTATTTGCTATAGCTTTGTTAACCATAGGGTTAATATTTTAACCAACTAGCCTATGATGCCAATCTCAAAACAGATTATCCAATACTATATGGATAATCCTAACACGAAAGAGTCAGCCTTAGAAGTTGCTATTCGTTTTAACTACCAACCAGAAGTATATAATGAGTTAAGAGCTAAACGAGTTCGTGATTTAAAACGAACTGCTATGTATAAGTTGGGTGCAGAAAGACCTTTAACTCCTGATAACCCTCAACCTACACAAATCTTAGGAACTTATGATGAAAATCTAGATAAAGGTACCTTAGAGGTATCTAAACTAGTTTCTACTCAACCTAGATCAGCACAAGAAATTATTGAGATTCATAAAATAGACACTACTAAGTGGCGTCTAGTTCAGTACTGGAGTAAAGAAAAACAATCAGGTTGGCTAGTGTCAGCCTTATTTGCTTCTATAAGACCTGAAGATACTCTTCCACAAGACATACAAGACGTTCTTAAAGAAGTTTTCTTAGATTCTGGTATAACTCCATACCCAACACCTAAGAAGTCTCCTGTAGCCTCTAAGAAAGCTTTGTTTGTTTACATGAGTGATAAACATGTAGGAGCGCTTACTCATCCTAATGCTATCTTCTCTAATGAGTATAACGAAGATGTATTTGAGTTACGAATGATGAGGGTGTTAGAAGAGATCGAAAAGCAAGTAAAGATTTATGGTAGATTAGAAGACCTATTTATCTGTGACTTAGGCGATTCTTTAGATGGTTGGAACGGACAGACTACTAGAGGAGGTCATGGACTTCCGCAGAACATGAATAATAAAGAAGCATTTATGACGTATCTTTATGCTCATAAAAGATTCTTTGATTCTTTAGTAGATAGAAACTTAGCAAACAATATACACGCTATTATGCAGACAGAAGATAACCACTCAGGTTCTTTTGGCTATATAACTAACCAAGCGTTGAATTTATACTTAACAACAGCTTACCCATTTATCAAAGTAAAGATAATGGAGAAGTTCTTAGAACACTTTGATTATGGCAAACACACGTTTATCTTCACTCATGGTAAAGATTCTGAAGATCTTAAGCACGGTCTTCCCCTTTTCTTAAATGAAAAGGCAGAAAATTTCCTTAACAAGTATATAGATCACCACAATTTAGGAGAGAATAAAAACATCTCAATAGTAAAAGGTGACCTACATACAGAGAGCATGCAACAAGTTTATAAGTTCAGATACCGTAATGTATTGTCTATGTATGGCTCTTCTAAGTGGATAATGAACAACTTTGGTCCAGGATATCCAGGAGTTTCATTTGATTTAGTAGAAAAAGATACGGATTTAATATATTCGTTTTATATTCGCTTTAAATAAAATTAAGATGATTACATTAGCAGATATAGATAAACTTATAAACCAGTTCTATTTGGAATCAGAAAAGGATGGATTAGCAGTAAGACCTAATGTAGTATTGCTTACAGAAGATCAGTTTGAAGATCTTTTAAAAGAAATGGGAGTAGAAGAAGAGGATGATGTTGTAATAGAAAGCATACTAGGATTAGATGTCGTCATAGCAAATGGGCTAGAACATCCAAGAGTAATAAGATTGTAAAAGAAAAGGGGCCCTATTAAGAGCCCCTTTTTCTTTTGGTTGGTAAACTAATAACTAAATAACTAAAACTAAATAAACTAAAACTATGATTAAATCGCTTGTGGTCCTCCTGTAGCAGCTAAGAATGCAAGAATTTCTTCTTTTACTTTCAGCTCTACTACGATTGGCTCACTTGTGATTTCAAATTTAGTGATTTTTACTGGAACTTTTTGCTTAGTTGCAGGATCAATCTTGTACTGATAGTCTACAGGGTTAAGCTTATCTGCGTTACCTTCTAAAACAACAGCTAAACCGTTCTCTGTAGGGTAAGTCATAAGAACCTTGTTGATGTTAAAAGAGAAACCTTTCTTGATGATGAGTTCCATCTCTTCACCGTTCTCTACTTTTTCTTTTTCTGTATAATAGAATAACATATCTTTCTTATTAATTACCAAACGATAGCAATGTCTCGATCATTTACCATGATCTTTTCGTCTCCTTCTACCTCAACTAATTCAGCTGATTGAAGATACATCAAGTTTACATAAACGAAGTCTCCTACTTTTACGTTGGTTACTTCTTCTCCGAGGGCGTATACTTCTAAACGCTTAAGGTTAGCTAACTCTTTCATGTTCAACTCTTCTTCCATCTCTGGTGTAAGTTGAATGAGTCTTTCTTCTCTTTTAGGACGATTGAGTAATACTCTGTGTCCTTTTACGGTGATTGCCATATTGTTCTAATTTGTTTTTGCTTTGATTACATCTAGACCTGCAGATACTAATAACTCTAATCCTGATTTATCTCTGTAGTCTTCTAGATATACAAATGTAGTGATTCCACTTTGAATAATCAACTTAGCACAATGCACACAGCATGCATGAGTACAGTACATAACGGCTCCTTCTGTACTGATAGGACTCTTGCATGCTTTTGTGATTGCATTGGATTCTGAGTGTAAGACATACTCAAAGGTTATATCGTTCTCTTCACATACATTAGGAAAGCCACTAGGCGTTCCATTATATCCAAAAGAGATAATGTTTCCATTCTTTACGATTAGAGATCCTACCTGTAATCTTTCACAGTAAGATTCCTGAGAGATTCTTAAAGCTAAATCTAAGTAAAGATTAAACTTTTCATTCTTAACGTTACTATAAAAGATAGGTATCTTGTGCATCTTTCTTTATTATAAATTCTTCTGGTGGTACAAATCTACAAAGTTCTCTTGGTACTTCATAAAAATCTTCCCAACCTTCTCTGCCATCTTTAGTTATGTACTTTTGTACTTTATGCTCATCTTTAAAAATCACATCAGAAGGTGCCCATATAGCTCCGCTATTTCTATTACTGATTATAAAATATATAAACCAGTTTTTCTCAGCAAATTTTCGCTTACGAGAAAGAAAAGATACTGTCTTATAAAAATTTTCAGGACTAGTAATACTTATGTCTTTCTTCATTTCTGCTTCGAATAAGTATTTTTTACCGTCTTTATGGGCTACTATATCTATGTTATAGTCTTCTTCTTTAGGTTCTATTTCATAACCCTTACTACTTAAAAAATCAGAAAGGAGTTTTATTCCTTTCTGATTATAAGTATTATATGATTCTTGTATAAACGGCACTAAGATAAACTCAGTTCAAATCTATAAATTTCTTTTGGAATATCCACAACTACATCTTTAAAATTTATATCACGATGTAATAAAGACTTATAATCCTTGGACATTTCTTCAAACCTGCCTTGCTTAAACAACTCTATATCCCTATGATATAAAGAACTAGTTTTAAATACAAACATCCTCATCTCGTCTACGTCATAATAGTCATAGAAAGAGTCGAAGTTTGTAATCTTGTCTTCAAACATCTGAAATGCTTCCTTGTCAGTAGGCTTAAATAGAAAGAACAAACAGTTAGTATACTTACATTTATACCCATAGTCGTCTACGTAGACATTAACTAAACCAAAGTTAGATAATAGTCTAGAAGCATTAGCCCCAGACGTAAATATCATGGGGCATAAGAACTTCGTGGTATTGTTTGTAGTATCTGAGTACACCTTATACGATTCTAAGTCCGTCATTCTGATAGTCCTCCCTAGTATATGCCCACAAATCATTTGCTGAGTGCCACTTTAGACGATCTATTGCTTGGTCAAAGCCTTCATACTCTTTATATAAGTAAGTGCCTCCTGTCTTTCCTAAAACCATAAGATTGTTTGACATCTCATAGATTAAAGGACTACCGGGATACTTCTGACTTTCTACGATAAATCTAAAGTTGTTTATCTTTAAGTTCTCTCCGTACTTAGATAGATTAGATCTCATTAGTCCTTCTGTGTAGAAGGCAGCTTGGAAATCGTATCTGTGTTTAAGTAAAGTTTCTACCCAGTAGTTTAAAGAAGTCGTTGTAGTCTTTAGGTCAATAGGATATAGGATGTTGTTTACTGTATCAACTACCACTAAATCTAGTAGACCTTTACACTCTATCCCTTCGTACTGAAAGTTAATTGCTTGTTGGGTATACACTTTGTATTGAGAGTTACCTAAGATATACTTACTAGTAAAAGGATTAGTCTTAAGGCTGTTAGCAATTACTTGTATGGTATTGTATTGAGTAGGGGATACTACTTTCTTTCCCTCACCTGCAATCAAATCATCGTAATAGGCTTTGCCTTCTTTTTCAAACCTTTCTCTTACTTTAGCGAGAGTATCACGTTTAAAACCTGCTAACTCGTATGCAATGTTCTCTGCCATAGTATCATTACGATTAGCAAATAAATGCCATACAAAGTCTCCCATTTGTCCTGTAGGTCTTTCTACAGTACTGAAATAGAATTGTTCTAAGAAGATATCTTCTCCTTGTGTAAGAAGTAAATCTACTCCGTCACCTATAACTGTTACCTCTGCAGGTTCATCCATGTCAGAGTTAGGGTCATAGTTAATATAAAGGTTAGGGTGTAGTAGTATTTTCTTTAGCCTACTTTGGCTTTGTGCTGTATTGGATAAGTAATCCTCGTCTAAAATCATTGCTTCGTAAATTTAATAGTTAATGTAAACCATAAGAAACCAAAGTGCACACTAAATCTTTCTCTAGAGTTAGTACGACTGAAAGTTATTATGGGTAGTGGATAAAAGAACCAATAGGGATAATCCCTTTGGCCCTTAGTTAGTTTTGAGAAATTACTTACTTGGATCTTCATAGCCTCTATCATCGTATTGTTTCTTTTCTCTCATTATGTACGAGAGAAACATAGCATTACACATAACATGTCCTAGGTGGTCAATGCCTGATTCAGGGTCTTTATCTTCTCCTGAGAGGAAAGCAAACATATGCCTAAGTAAACTCTCGCTTACTTGTGTTACAGGCATACCTTTCTTCCAGTTATCTTTACCTGAAATTGTTATAAGACCTTTGTCAATTATTAAATTTTTTGAGATAATTGACTGCATTTCTAAGTAATTCAGTGTTGTCATTAAACAATCCAAGGGCGTTATTGCATTTACTACACAAAATTCCTCTGTATTTTCTTGTTGTATGACAATGGTCAATGTGTAATCTTGAAGTGGATTTGCAGATCTGACATCCTTTAGAAATTTCTGAGAGGTAAAACTCTTCGCTGATTCCGTAGTTAGCAAGTCTCCAGAGAAAGTTTCCTCGCTTAACCTTTTCAACATATTCGGGATTATTTCTTCTTTCTTTTTCTCTAAGTCTTTCTTTTTCTTTGTTTTCAGGTCTGTTTCTATACTCTTGTTGGTACTTTCTAACTCTAGTGGATTTTTCACTAGAAGAATGGACTCTGATGTACTCACTACATGATCTACACAAAGATTTCTTACTAACTGTTGTATGTTTGCTACATCTTGTACATGTACCATGTTCAGCGGTAGCTTTTCTATAACAGGTCTGACAAAGGCCTCGTGAGATAATTGACTTACTATTTTTACAGTTGTTGCAAATTCCGGTTTTAGGCATAATTGGAACAAAGATAGTATATTAAAACTTTTTGTCAAGGTATACTTACTTTTACCATAGTCAAGAACTTCAACCATAGGCTCTAGAGACTTGAAGTCTACTAAAGCCCACTGTTTTTTGCCTTTGTTGTAACGTAAGGCTTGACCTCCTTCATTGAAGTCTTCCATTGCAGGGAAATCATTAGCCATTGTTTAACGCATTAAAGCACCTGTAGTAGTTGAACTAGAAACAAAAGGAGTTACTGTAAGAATTACTCTTCCAAACTTCATAGGAACAAGATCATTTACAATACATATTACTCCATTGCAGTCTATTAAACTGCCTATAGTAATAGTTTGACTTTGTTCTGAGTCATGGTAAGTGACTTTCTTTTCTCCGTACTCATAGGAGTGTGCGACATCAGGAGAGCCAACAGCTTCCACTTTGTCTGATTCTGTGCGGGGTTCTATAATATATAACATAATTTTTAGTCTAGTTCTGGTACTTCCACTCCCAGGATTTCTCTTGCAAATTGAATCACATCTTGGATAAACTTATGTACTTCGTCCTTCTTACCCTTAGATAACGACAAAGGAGTTTTAATAAACTGTCCTTGGAACATTATCTCTTCGTAGAAATACTTGTCCTTAAGGAATGTTACTACGTCTTCTTTGGTGTATACTTCGCCTGTAAGCGATTCAAAGCCTGCTTTTACTATAGGTACTAGGGTACTATAAAAATAAGCCAACTGAGGGTTTGTTTTCTTAGAATCTAATCTAGTAATACAAACTTCTACATCTACTGAAGGATCTTGTTTCATAAGTTCTTTAAAGTATGATTGCATTAACTCTTTATCTCCCTTAAGATAAACGTTACCATCTATATTAAGGGAGAGAGTTGCAGGTATGTAAACTCTATTTATCATTAGTTCTCTTTTCTATTTCTTCCAAAAGCAAAAATGCTAACTCTTCGTCTTCTTCTATCTGGCTACTTACGTTTCTCTTCTGCAAATATCCGTCTAAAATTTTAATAAAGTAAGCATTTTTTGCTTTTGCTTCGTTAATTGCTTTCCGTAAATCGTCATTGACAAACTCACGAATAAACTGATACTGTGTGTTAACTGCTCTAGCAAGGAGGTAAGTTCTTCTTACCTCTTTTATCTGTTCATCTGTCATTACTCTGCTGCGTAACCAAAGAATACATAATTTCCATCACACTCGTCTTTGCTCTTTTTGTATTCAATCTTAGCAACTTGAGTGTTACCCTCAACTAAATGCTTAGTAATGTTTACTGTAGTATTTATTTTAGTACGTTCTGTATAGTCTCTAGCCATCTTAATTGCTTCTCCTTGTAAGATATGACTGGCTACCAATCTTTCGTGTGTTCTAACCTCATACCTAGTTTCCCAAACTCGCTTACCAACCTGTGGATTTAATTCTACTTGGCTTTTAATCTTGTTAGAGTTTCCTCTAGGTTCATTAAGGCAGATTGCCCAGCAGTCTCTTTTACTCATAGAATCGTAAGAATCATCTACAAAGTCTACTAAGGATTTCTTAGATGCTTGATACTTTTTAGTTACGTCTGTAAAACTGTAAGTTGTGCTTATTGTTCCGTTGTATGGATCATTTCCACAATCATCAATAGCTTGTTCTACTAATTCACGGTACCCTTCTGACATAGAAGGGGCTGTTATTCTGTTGTAAAATGTTGTTGCTCCCATGATTTTAATTTTAATTTTAGTTTAGTTTATTTTTTCCAATACGGTGCAATACAGGGATCTGCTTTAAGAGGTACTCTCTTACAAAACTTAGCGCCTGCATCTACCATTGCTTTTTCTAATTGTGCAGCAGTCTGTTGCGCAATTTCCTCAGGTGTCTCTACCAATATCTCGTCATGTATTATATTGACTATCAATACTTTAAACAATAAGTTATTTGGTACTAGATATTTAGTCCAGAAGTATACACAAGCTAACTTGGTAATTTCTGCACTTTCTCCTTGGATAGGATAGTTCAATGACATACGTTCAATGTCTCCACGCTTTCTAAAGAATTGGCTTACCTTTTCTTTCATCTCTCTAGCTGTAGGTGTATTTGAATTTTTCATTTGCTTATACCTATCCCAGAAGTCTTTGTTCATCTCGTTTTTAAGTTTAGAAAACTCATCGTAGTAATCTACGTAAGACTTCTTACCTGTTACGGGTGAGATAAGAACGTAGCCATTCTCTACGCCAAACTTCTTTGCTTCGTCAAAATAAGACTTAAGTCCTGGAAAAGCTTTAAAGTAAGAATCGTAGATATGCTGACCTTGTTCTACACTAAGACCTAGTTGATCTGCAATACCAATACCTGAGCCACCGTAGTTAATAGCAAAGCCTGCTACCTTAGCTGATTGTCTTTTGTCTTTGTGTTTCTTTTTAATGTCGTTTAAGTCCATACCGTCCAATTCATTGTACATCTTAGATGCAACGAATGAGTGCATGTCTCCTAAATCTTTGTCATAGAATTCTAAAAGGTTTTTATCTAGACACTTGTTAACTAATACAATTTGTTCTTGACCTGTATAGTCACAACCTACTAGAGTGTTTCCTTCTGCTGCTACAAAGCATGACCTTGTTTCTTGGTCTGAGGGAATGTTTTGAAAGTTGAAGTTCTTTACGTCTCCTGATTTACCCCCACTAGATAAGCGTCCTGTGTTCATCAACTGCTTAAACTGTGTGTGGATTCTTCCGCTTATTGGATTGATTTGGTCTATCCAGTTCTGTCCGTAAGTACCTATGTCCTTTTGAGCTCCCTTAAACTTTAAATAAAGCTCAATAATTGGGTACTTTGAGCTGTATTTTACTAGATGATTAGCTTCAATTGTATCTTTAGTCTTTCCTTTCTCTACTACTTTGGTGTTTACACCTAATGTCTGAAAGAATTCTACTACCTGTGAAGGTGAGTTCCAATTCACATTAACCTTAGTAGAAGAAGAGAAGAGGTCGAGTTGAGAGTCAATAAACTTTTCCATCTTATTATCTAAGATGAATTGGTTTAACTGTGCTTCAGCTTCATCAGCTATTTTTTGTACCTTGTTTATTTTAGTTGTCCATTGCTCTACATCTAGTTTCATTCCTGAATACTCAATGTAAGCTAAGACTAATACAAACTTATTGTCCAAATCAATGGACACTCCAGTACCATCTGCTAGCTGTAAGAATTCTTGTTTGTCCTTTAATTCGTGTAGATACTTTACGTCATACGCAGAGTACTTTACAAAACCTTCAGTAAGTCTACCTGTAATATTTAAACGCTCTTCCTTGCTTAGTACGATTCCACAATGACGTAGTACACAAGCAGCAAGCGAACATCTATGGCTTTCTATACCTAGGCGAGATGTTTTTTCTCCTAAGAAGGTATCGTATACCTTTGTTGGAACTACCCTATAATGATAAAGGAATCTTAGGTCAAACTTTAAGTTATGACCAATAAGACCCTTAGTCTCTAATAACTCTTTGTATTCGTTGATGTCAATCGTAGTTAAGTCTATTACGTATTGAACATCGTTATCTCCTAGCTGAAGAGTATATAGTTTACAAGTGTAAGGATCAAAACCTGAGGTCTCTGTATCCAAACCTATCCACTCTAACTTGTTTAAGTATTTGAGAGATTCTTGTACTGTAGTAAGGGTAATGTCGGGTAAGGAGATATCTTGTTTGGTAACTAGATAAATCATTTTAAAATCGGTTCTACTATCTTGTTGTACTGATGTAATGCTTCTCTAAGCTTCTGATACTTCTGATCTTGTGAATAGTTGCCTTGTTCGATATCTGTAAGACAGGTTCTATATACATCATAGATAAGTTTTCTATCATGATTGCTTAGTTTAAGAATCTTGTTTGATAGTTGTAGCATGTCTTCTGTGGTATCTTCTCCCCATATCTTGTTTAGGGACTTACCTAAGTTCCATACGTGATGAGGGGTATAAAGATTACACTTAGGACAAGCTGGTAATAAGTTAGTCAAGTGATAACGAGTAGATACTTTAGTACGTCCTACAAAGTGGGCACACTGTAAGCCTTTAGGATCAAGGGTAATCTCACAAGCATGACA